TTTATAGAATCACGTATATAGCTAGGAGGCTTTTTCATGGTAATAAGTTCTTTTTGACAAGTGCCACAGCTTGATCATCAAGTGTGTTATCTGTGGATTTTGCCAAGCCTTCTAGCAAGTCAACAACAAGTTGCTTCATTGCTTTGGACTTTATAAATGCGAAAAGGATAGGCTTTAGAATTAGGATCATTATTCTTTAGTAGTTTTAGTGGATTTTTTAGTTGCTTTTTTAGCTTTAGCTGCTTGTTCTTCAGCTAAGATTTCTTTTGCACTTTTGTTAGCGTAAGTCATTTTTTAGTGTTAGTTGGACATTCATACTCTTGTTCTTGCCAAGGTAGTTTCCTACCTTTTTTAGGAGTACATTTTTCTTTTAAATACTGCTTAACTGCAGCTTTCTTGTTTGCTTGATACTCTACTATAGGAACGACATCGTTACACATACTATAGACACGAGAGTTTTCAGTTAGCATAAAACCTTTACGTTGAAGTTCAGCACATTTTAAAACTCTAACTAATTCATAGTCAAGTCTTAGCTTTTCTTCTTGTCGTTTTGCTATACGCCTACACTGTTCTAAACCTCTTCGATCTAAAGGTATCATAAAGTTAACTTGTCCTCCCCAGTTCTCAGCTATTGTGTAGCTTCTCTGACTCATCTCATCATCATAGGGAACCGTATGATTTCCCATGTAGAAAGGGCTAAACGTCATTGTAGCACCATTACAACTAACCCCAGAACCATAGTGCTGCCTTGAAGGAGCACCATTATTCTGGAATTGAACTGCTTGGTTTGTAACATTTCCTGTCGCTGCTGCAACAGGATTAGAGGTGTTATGTGTTTCACCTTCTGCTGCTTTAACAGGTGTTACTGAGAAAAGACTGACAAGGAGACAGTAGTAGATTCCGTTTCGATAGTTCTTTCGATCTCTGTAAGTTCGATTATCTGACTCGCTGCTCTTGACACTACTTCGAGTGAAAAGTCGCTTCCAGCTGTGTGAATCGTAAAGATTGAATCTGAATCTACTAAACCTCCAGAGCTTGCTGAAGTGTGAGTTATATTGTCGCCTGACCATTTATTTAATGCGGCACCATAGGTGGTTGTTGTGATTTCCTCAGTTATATCCTGAGTCGTAGTGGTAGTGCTATTCATAGACCCTTGGGTAAAATTGGGTTGTACTAATTCAGCACTTACAGTAGTCGGTGAAAGTAGTAACAGCGTTAATAGCCATTTTTTCATTCTTCTTTTTTCTTAGCCATAGGACAATTAACGGGCTTATTATTACCGTTGTTTTTATTACCAGTAGTCAAGCCAAAAGTTGCGAGTGCTCCCGTAAATACCGAAGCAACGAACGTGATATCACTATTCCCAGATTTCTTGACCATAGGTAATTCTACGTAGTTCATTGTAATGATGAATCCACTCCAAACTACAACTCCAAGACGGACAAATGTACCTAGAATTTGTATTTGATGTTCTTGATCCTCCGCAGCATCTTTTAACTTACCGAGGAGTCCTTTTTTTTCTTCTTGCGGTTTTCCTTCCATTTGTCAACTTTTTTCTGTAGGAATTTTTGTACTTGTTTCTTTATCTTATCAAAGAAAGGTGTTGCTAAAGTGGTTGTTGCTACAGCTGCTACAGCTGCGTAGGTAGCCGTAGCTACCACTTCAGCAGTTGGTAAAGGTAAATCTATCTTTACAACAGGGACTCTTAAACTAGGTTGTTCAGTTTGTGCTGTTTCTTCATCCTCTGTTTCCTCAGGAACCTCCTCTAACTCTACACCTTTCGGTGCTTTTAAGTTTTGAGGAGGAATAATGATTGGTGGAAATACTGGCATTTCTGCTGTTGGTTGCTTTAGAGGGATGCTAGGCATATCTAAAGCTTTAGGCAGTTTAGGGACTTTCACCTAGCTCCAAGGCTTACCTACACCTGTTGTTGGAGTCTTTTGCTCGTTAACACCGTTTTCTACAGCTTGCTCAATAGCAGCTACAGTACCAGCTTTATCAGCATCTAGTTTTGCTTTTACCCAACCAAGAACTGTTG